AGAAAAATAGATTGATTAAATTAAATAATATGAAATCATTTCAATACAAACTTTTAATACTGTTGTCATTTATGGGGTGTACAACTAAATCCCCGCTATCAAATCGTTATGTTTCTAAAAAGAAAAATATTCAGCACCTTGTTGAGCTTGGAAAATCTCACTGGGAAAGAAGGGTCGATCTTAATGATGCTAAGCTTTCAAACCATTTTGGGTTGTGTACAAATTTAGCACCAACCATTTCTATTGCTGATTTTACTATTTCTACGTTTTGAGTACCTACAATATTATGCCAAGGTTGTATAGCATTCCAATTAACTCTTTCGGTGGTAGACTTTACATAAGCCCTTCTAATAGTTTGATGAAATAAGAAACTTAAATATTGTCGGTATATGTTTTTTCTTCTTAATAAAACTATTTGATAACCATCATAGTATTCTTTAAACCAATCAAACATTGTTGAATATTTAGGCCTTGATAATATACTAATATCATTCCATAGATGGTCACCATGGTATATGCTAAAGATATCAGCATTAAGATGATTACGTGTATATTCAAAATATTCAATCCGTTCTGGTAATGGTCTGTCATTATCTTCATAGTGTGCCATCAGCTCACTAGTACCTGGTAATATTACACCATGTGATTTAAAAGCTTCTCTTATATAAGAACCAACCCAATGAGAACCACAACGTGGCATGGATATTAATATAGGTGTTTTTGTTTTATCTATCATCTAATTCTTTAAGATTGTTTTCTTTCCATTCTTTAGTAGTATTAGGGTTATCCCATTTATCCATTTCTTCTTGTGTTCTATTACAACCCATACAGTAACCACTATCTTGGTCAATTGTACATACGTTTATACAAGGACTAGGTATATCATCAATCATCTTTTATATTTTCCTTGAAATATTTATCGTACTTATTAGGCTCATCCTTCAAAGCGTCACCATAAGGACTTTCTTTGTTTTCATTTATGTTAGGCCATATCTCACTATACTTCTTATTAACTTCAGCCATATGGGGATGTTTTAATTCGGATTCTTCTTGTATTGCTTCTATAGGACATTCAGGTTCACATACACCACAATCTATACATTCATCAGGATTAATAACAAGCATATTTTTACCTTCGTAAAAACAATCAACAGGACAGACGTCCACACAATCCATTAACTTACATTTAATACAAGTTTCATTTACTACATAGGGCATATTACAAATTCCGCACAAGTTAACATTTAAGTATTCGCACAGATAAGCGAAAATTTTTTAAGAAAAGGTACCATTAAACATCAGCAATATCTCTTAATTCGTCCTTTAAACTAAATGATTCACCACAGCCACAACCTGATTTACTTTGTGGATTAGTAATAGCAAACTCCGACTTAAACGTATCAGTAACCCAATCAATAGAAGACCCTTTTAACATATAGTCTATTTCTAATGATACCAATAATATATTACCTAACAAAGCGTCTGTATCTTCCCTTTCGCTTGTAGTAGACCAAGCATATTCAAAGCCTGCACAACCACCACCCTTAATGTCTAATCTCACATAACGAGTATTATCTTTACTTGCTATGTTAGTTAATTGTTTGATTGCGTTTTGCGTTAACTCTATCATTATATCTCCTATGTAATTGTGTTAGCTCTAGCACTTTCTCTGGGACTCAACATAACTATGTATAATATGTAAGTTCCTCACTAAAAGTCCTTTTCTAGTTTAACACCTGGGTTATCTCTACATTCCTCTAATGCGGCCTGTACGTCAGGTTCTTCTATATTAGTTATATCACAATTAAACCCTACTTGAACACAGCCACTTAATAGAACGAAAAAAGCCACGAGAAAAAATTTTATATATGGGACCGAAAAAGCCTGCTTCGTTATATTCATATGTTACTTACTACTTTTATAGATTAACAAACCCAGCCAGTCTTAATAGTGCTCCTACGTCTAGTTATGGTCAATAGGTGAGCCATATGTGTGGTACTCATTTTGGGCTGTACGTGTTGTTGTGCTTGTTGAGGTTTCTAATATCTTACCAGCCACCAGCTTATACGTACCACCTACTCTTACATTCATATTGTTATTAGCGAACATATTGATATTACCATCTATAGCGGCCATATTGATATCACCCTTATCTACCTGTATATTAACATTGGCGTTAGGCCCTATCTGTATATCGTAATTGTTATCAGCCTTACCATCTGCATTGATTATTATCTTATGGCGGCCACCAATGGTTAAGTCAGCGCTGCCCTTAATGTAGACCTTACTGTCCTTCTCGGTTATCGTGTGGGTTGAATCCTTGTTTACTTCGTTCTTTGTCCCTGCGGCCGTGATTTCTGTTTCCGTACCACTATGATGGTATTGTAATATTCTTTCTTTGTCAGGCGTATCGTCAAATTCTAATATGTGGCCTGATTCGGATTCAAATACGTGGTTGTATGGATATTTGGCCTCATACGTATTGGCAGGTAGGGACCATACGTCTCCTTCGGATTGCCCTATATCAACCACACCATCATCATATAAAGTACTAGGGAGTATATTGGCGGAAGGGATATTTGTATAAGAGGCCGCTCTAAATGTCTTACGTGCTTCTAATGTGATTGACTGCGTATCTGCGTCATTCCGTGCTAATCTGTTTACGTCTGACTCGCCTGCGTATTTAGGATAGGCCCCATTTGGATCAGAGAAGCCAAGGCCCTCGGCCATATTCTGCGAGCCTGTAGTAAGGGGTTTGCCAGGCAAACTCCCAAGTATTACTGCGTCTTGTTTTGTTTCTGCGTCCCGAAAGAAGCCAATCACCCACGAGCCTTCAAGCAGGCCAAGGGGAGTTTGCCCAATGCCCGATATGCCAGATGAAGTAATAGGTAATAGAGGATGGGCCCAAGGCAAGTCTGCTGTGGGTAAGGCCTCTTTGTTTTCTGTGTGATAGCCTAACGCTCTTACTCTAACTCGGCCAAGTTTAAGCGGGTCTTGTCTATCCTCAACGACACCTGCAAACCAGATGAAGCCATCTCTTCCCATAAATTCTGTTATAACCATAAGAAATTCCCATAAAGAGCCGTATTTAAACCACTCAAGCTATTATATTTATCCGTATTTTTAATATTTGCGTACGAGCCGCGGTGCGTAGCACTTATTAGAGGCCACCTTTGATTACCTCTTTGTTTCATTGATATATTGTGATATATTTCTTTCATTTTATTCAAATTGTCTTTGATCCATATGGATGCTGTAAAATAGTTCTCTCTTACATTGTTTGTAGCATTCTCTAATGTGGCCTCTCTTGTGGCCATACCCTTATGGAAATTTTTTTCTAACTCGCAATAAACTCTGAGCTTTCTCAATGTTTTGTTCATTTAGAAGAATCCTTTAAAGAAAGACTTTGCTTTACCTAGATTTTGTTTAAATGCCACCATTGAGGATTGAACAAAGCTATTGATATTCCCTTGCATTGTGCCTCTCATTGATGGTGGTATATTGTTGACGTTAGATAGATTGATACCACCTAATGCTAACTTGGCCTTTTCTGCGATTTTCTCTATTACTGTCTTTCTGTTTAATATTTCATTGTTGATTTTCGCAAGATGTTTATGTATCTGTACTCTATTGGAAGTACTGTTTAGGACGTTATTAACCGCCTTATTAGCGGCATCCTTGACGTTTAAGTCTGTACTGTTGATATCCACACCTAAATGTTTAGCAATGTCTTCTACCGTTGAAATTTGAGGGGATGGGAGGTTAATGTTCTTATTCTTTATAGGCACTAAAGTTGATATATCAATACCCGATCCTATTACATCTACAGGTTTTGACCTGAAATGTGCATTTGCCTTAAAGGTATCAGCGTTAGGTAAATCAGTCGCAAATACATTCCTTACTACTGTACAAGCAGTTGTATGTTTCTGTTCTATCATATCTATTTGGTGGTGTAATTTTGAGATAAGATAACGACCTGTTAATAACTGGTCAATTACATCATATCTTTTAACCTTACCATCATTGGATTGAGCACTGGCATTATATGCTGGCACTTCACACCATACTAGGTCACCCACGTTGTATGTGAAATTACCTGGTACATCTATATTCATTGAAAAGTAATCACGTAATGCTTCTGACAGATTTTGTTTCTGGTCTAATCTAGGATCTTCGTGTATCCCATTATCGTTCAAGGTATGGTTAGATTTTGTTTCAGGTGTTACAAATACACGAGCAAAATAATCGTCCATATATTTACGATCAGCAGCATCCGTTGCCTTTGATAGTTTTGATTGGTGTAATCTGTTAATTTGGTGATGACTAGTTGAGCCATATGATTTATCATCTACTGTATAATCATCATCAAAATCAGCAGGGCCAGGTGGCATAATACCTTGGTATATGTTCATTTGTGAAGGCGAACCATCTGGTGCGTCTATGTGTAGTGCCTGTTCATAATAACTTGTATATGACATTTTAGTTTTTTCAAATTTCTTGTCAATTAGGTTATGCTTATACATCACACTTCCAAACATACCACGTCTTGTATTTGTTAGTGTATTGTATGAGTCGTTAAATGAAAATGAATATGGTTTAACAATTGGTGATTCAGTTTGAGTATCACTTGGCCCGAAACTAGGATTAAATGCTGATAATAAATCAAAATAAGCAACAAACGGTCTATTGTCTTGGTTGTTAGCACTCTCTCTATATAAACTCTCCAAACACCTGAAGTGAAAACCTCTATTGTTTTCATAAAACATATAGTGTGGTGTTTTGAAATTAATTGGTTCTGCCAATTTAGCCAATTGATTTATAGCCATTCTTGGTCTTACGTTAGGGAATGTATATTTGTATGTGCCTATTGTCGGGTCAATAAACAGGTCTTTCTTACTGTTCAATAGTTCTTTGTCCCCTTTGACAATATTATTAACCATGTCAGCATATGAACCAGAAAGGGATTTGGATACTCTTGTTCGCTCATTTCTAGTTGATTCTATTGATGTGAAAAATAGGGCAACAGCCTGTACGTTTTGGGTTGTCTTTACTGACCTCTTTTCATATACTTGGAATCTGTGATTGGTAGCATTCAATTCTTCATCACCACCTGCGTCTATAGGAGTTCTAAACTTAAACTCTAAAAACTCATTACCAACAATGGGTAATTTGTTTGTGGCACCAACACTATCAAAGAACATAAGGTTGCCTGATATAAATGCCTTATCTAAATCTTGGTATATATTTACAAGAGCGGTCAGGCCTCCTATTTCAAGTTCAGAACCACCATAACTGTATAGGACTATATCTCCTGCTCTGTAATCACCAGGATGTCTGTAAAAGAAATCATCATATTTTGGAGTGCCTTCGGCCATGTTATCCTCCTATCAATGTTTTAAATTCGTCTGTTATTAAATCTAAAAATTCGGGTTTAATTAATCTAATTCTACCCTTTTTGTGTTGTAGTTGTCGTTCATATTCTGAATTGGTAATAGTAGTGGCACCTGCTGTTGTACTAGGTACTTGTATTATATGTGAATCATCTATTGAGGTTGTTGCACCACTAGTTTGTGCTATTTCATAATGATGAGCACCATTAGGGTCAGCATACTTGTCATTGATATAAGTTTCCAATTGATGAGTTGTTAAAGGCCAGTCATAAAATCTGTCCTTAATATTATTAAATATTAATATCACCCAATAGTAACTGTCATCACCATAGACTTGCTCCGCTACTGATTCAGGTGAATCTTCACCACCTATTTCATACATATCAAATACAGCTGCAATCTCTTTTAATCCTGCCTTCATTTGTACTCGTCTTAACAGATTGGTAACAAGTTTAGGATTACCATTACCTACAGCGTCATAGTATATTTTAGGAAAGTGACTGAAATAATTAGGCATTATTGTGGTACCTGCGGTGGTCTTTCTGAAGCACTATCTCTCAATTGGTTGTATCTAGCTCTTTCCATTAGTTCTAGTTCTTTAAATGATATAGTTGCGTCTATTGAAACTGGATCACCAGAAGCGTGGGTTGAAAACTTATCACTTCCATAATCTATCTCAACACCTGTACAAGCACACAATCCTATTTGGTCAATGTATGGATTAATGTGCATTCCTTTCATAAATCTAATTACAAATTCGTGTGGTACTTGATAAGCTGCTATAGAAGCACTTTTACCAACCTTTTCAGGTAACATAGCTTCTTTTATTTCGTGTAATAAGTTATTTACAACATCGGATTCTTGTTTACTTCTAGGTGTAAATTTAAATGTAAAACTAAATGTTCGGTAATCTATACCATTAAATATCATTTCTGTCATAGCTGCTGGTGCCATACCTGTTCTACGTTGTATAACTGCATTAATTCCAGCCGCTAAACCACCAGAAGCAAATGATGATACTCCTGATAAGGCCTTTGCTCCTTGCATTGCTACCGCTTTCATATCTGCACCTAAATCAAGCCCTCCTTCAGAAATTGTTTCTTTTAATTTTGAAAATAAACCTAAACCCAATCCTATTTCTTCAGCGCCATAATCTGCTTGAAGATTAAATTTAAGTGTTTGTGGCATATAAATTGCGATTGAGCTTCTAATTGTTCTATGACTTCCTGTACCTGTAGATAATCCACCCCATACATTGTCGTGGCCGCCTTCACCAAAAAATCTATTTGCACCATACACAACCTTGTTTAGATTGTCGGCTCTTTTTGTTATGCCTTGATTAGAAACTGCACCAGTTTCACCTTTTTTCTTCTCACGTTCTATAATATCAAATAAAATATAATGCTCTTGGTCTTTATGATCCAGTGGATAAACATATACGCTATCACTAGACTTACGGTGTCTAACCGATGAATAATCTGCATTGGTAGGATTATAGTTAATAATACCCTTTGCTGCTGAAGCGATTGTCTTATAATTTCCTGAAGGTAAAACAGCGCCTCTTAATACAGACGAAGGTTTATTCAGTCCATTGATTATATTTTTAATTACTTTGAAAGGTTGAAATGCCATATTATTATTTATCTATCTTAATGAATCTCCTGTATTACTTTATTACTAGGGTTGTTGTCAGTTGTCCCTACTGTTATTGAACCGTGATCGTGTTTGATGTTGGAGTTGTCAATGTGAGTAACATTGTTTTGCGTTCTATGAGCAGGATGATTAATTCCATTTGCAAGTGTTACCTTATCAATGTTATCTATTTTTAATTCATTTACTTTACGTAATTTGGCCATCGGGTGACCAGAACCTGGTTTAGCAGTATCACTTTGAAATTTATGTGGTTCTTTTTTAAACCAATCTTGTTCACCAGCCAGTTTCTTTCCTAAAGCAAATTTTTCTTCACTAACGAAACCAAATGTAAGACCGTCTATGAAACCAGAAACTGCACTTGCTACTTTATCTCCAGTATCTAAATCACCTTCATCTTTGCCTAATGTCTCGGCTGCGTTCATCCAACCTTTAGCACCATCCCATGCTCCCATCAAAACTGCGGCTGGCCACAACAATCTACCAGCGCCTCTAACTGCGTTTTTACCATACTTGGCTGCTGTCTGTAAACCTGATTTATTTGCTTTCGCATTTAGTTTTGCGTTGGAACTTCCTGTAGTAACTGCAGGAACACTAGATACTGCCTTAACATTGGATTTTGCTAAATTTGCTCTGTTGCTTTTTGAAACAACTTTGCTTTGAGTTTTTGTTTTCTTCTCATTGGCCTGATTGACCATTGCTCTGTTAGTTTTACTTTTTGTTTTATTCTTTCCACCATCATTTTTAACAGGTAAACCAAGTGCTTTCCTTATAGTATTGCCTAGATTACCAAACTTGTCTATTAAGTTCTTACCCATAAGGGCTGTAGCTGTAGCAATTGCACCACCTACTCCTAAAGCAGTAACAATTTTACCTAATAAACCGCCACTCTTTTTTGTTTGTTTACCTAATAATTGATTTGTTAATTCACTTTCTTCAAGTATTCTTTCTAATAAACCAGATGATGTATCAAATTGTTTATCTGATTCTCGTTCTTCTTCGACTCTATCTTCACCATCACCACCCATTGCACCACCCATACCTAATATACTTGCTGCTGCTCCCTTAGCAGCTAAATCTTTTCTACCACCTGACTCATTTGGCGCTGGTTTTGGTGCACCTAAATCACCTTGAGCAAATCCTCCTGCACCTCCAGATTTGAAATCAGCCTTTTGTTCTTTTCTACGTAACTGTCTTTTCATCCCCAAAGCTTTTGATTCAGCTCTTTCTTCGGATTCAATTGCTCTTTCTATTTTCTTACCGAGTATTGGTATTCTTGTCATACCAAATCGTTTTGCTAATTTAAGTGGTTTTAATTCCTTTTTGAAATCTCTAAATGATAATGACAATTTAGTTGAGAGACCTAACACCTTTCTTAATTGTTCATTTGTTTTACCTACAGTTTCTTTTATGTAAACAATTTCTTCATCATTTATTATACCTTTTTTATGTAAACCTTCATACTCTTTAATTGTCTTTTCTGTAGTTTTTTGTTGTGTTTTGGCGTCATCAAAGTCCATACCTTTTAATTGGTCAAGGTCACCAACAGTATAATCAATTACAAAATTAATTATATCCTGTCTGATATTAGCCTTGTTAAGCTTCATCTGATTCTGATACCCAGCAGAAGCCTCTAACTGTTGCTGGTACTCTTGTAATGAATCAGATATGGCAAACTTCGGATCAGACTCGTCCTTCTTTTGTCTTTTAAGAATCTTATTAAAATCCTCTGCCTTACCTTGCTTAAATAGTTGTGATTTGATAGCGACCATTTAGTTTAACCTATACTTGTATCTCTATTTTTTGATGATTGTACTTTTGATGATTTGCCGTTTACATATAACCCAAACCAAGCAGCACCAGCACCAACAACTACTGATACAAAACCAGCCTGTGCATTGTTAGGTTCAGGTAGTGCCATAAACCATTGCATTGTGTTATAAAATACAATACCATATAATATCATCATAATTCTAGGTACTGTTCTCCAGTTAGATAAAAATTGTGGAAGTTCTTCTTTTAAAAACCACCACACCCATTTTATTGTATCTACTGCGTCCTTTTTTTGTTCTTCAAACATTTTAATTATCCCCTTTGTTTTTCTCTTATCTTTTCGTTTTCTTCTCTAATATGTTGTATTAATAAGTCCACATATATCTCCCTCTCATACGGTAGCATTCCTTCTAAATCTTTTAAAGAGTATTTATGGTATTGCATTAAAGCAAAATTTGTTCTATAAAAACTCTCTAGGCTCTCGTGTAAGAGGGTAACTGAAAAAAATCAGCCGCACCTTGTAATAACATTTCATGCTCAACACCTGATTTAGGATTCTTGTACTTAATCGTATGAGATATAACTGGCAACTGTTCAAAATATCCTCTTATCTTTTCATATTGAGGCATTGTTAAATTATCAACAAACTGGTCTAATTCTTTTGACTCAATATCCTTAACTTCAAATATTTCTTCGCCGTTATAAATCTGTGCAATACATTCCTTAACCATATTAACTGTTAAATCTAATATGGTCTTTTTATTGGCCACTTCTAAAACAGTTGGTGTTCTCATAATCACACCATAAGTATCGGAAAACTTTATATTATTTTCCACTTTCTTATTAAAATCTGGTTTAACCTTGTCAATGTTAAAACTGTAATCAACCACTTGACTTTCATCATCTGGACATTTCAGTTGTAAATCTATAACCTCACCGATTGATTTTGATCTTATGTTTAACCATAACCATTCAAAATCCCAAACTGGTAGTTTTGTAACATCAACCTCTTTGGTGACCATACAAGCCTGTACAATTTGTATCAATGCGTTAATCATTTCTGTTTCTACGTTATTCTCAACCGCCATTAGTAAAATCTTTTCTTCTTTTACTAAAAATGGTCTAAATCTCACCTTTACATTATTTGATAGCGTCAAATCATATTCTGGTGTATTCATTATTGGTATCATTATTTAACTCCTTTAATATTAATATATTATATCTCGTATTATTTTAGGGTCTGGTAACCCTTTAGGAAATACTCTTCCACCTGTGACTCTGCCAATTGGCAAATTTCTTTTTATCTTCTCGTAAACTTGTCTACCTATTCTACCTACTTCACTACCTAAACCAAATGGTAGATTGTCTAAAAGACTAGCCTGTATCGCTGTAGTATTGGTTCTGTATTCGTGTCTATTTCTTTGCTTTTCTCTATTCATTGGTGCGGATCTATCTGCCAAATAGTTCCATGCTGAAGTAGCAAAGTTTCTGTATGTAAAAGTTACACTTGTTTTAACTATTGAGTTGGTAGCGTCATAAGACAATGGTGTAGCAGCAATAGTTTTAGGCCATACTTCATACATTTGAACCTGATAAGATGAGAAACCTGAATCATCACCTAAACTTTTTCTAATTGCTTGTTTATCTTCAGCAGGATTACCAGTTGGTTCAAAATTAGCTAAAGCTGCTGTAAATGTTTTTGTTAATGGTGTAATAGTAATGGTACAAGGGGCTGCATAGTCATCATAGTATCCTACGTTATGACTAATAGGATCAACTATGGCGTTTTGCCATGCCTCAAAATATAATCTTTCATCATAGTTTGCACTCGTATAAAACTCCAATGTTACTTCTTCATATTGAACATTCTTTGCGTGAGCTCTTTTAGGACCATAGTATGTTTCGTTTACATCATCTGTAATTGTTCTGGATGGTAAACTTACATTTGAGCAAAATAAGTCCATTCTTAAATGTAGATTCTTTTTAATTGCATTAGCCAATTGAGCACTCTTGTCCATACGAACATCTTGTTTTTTAGCTTCGTGGTCTGGATACAATGAAATACCACGTGTTAATCTAATTGGTGGTCCATCAATTGTACATAGGAATTGAGTAGGTCTTGCAAACCCACCTGCCTGTGTCATACCTGATCTGAATATATTATAAACTGAATTGTGATTAGTTGATACGTTGTTGTATGATATTCTTTGGTTAATTTCTTTAACACCAAAATGTTCTTTTGATGGTGGTATACCAAGTCTGATATCCAAATCTCCTATTCTTTTACCTACACTTATAATTGACATTAAATAAATCTCCTACTATCTGAATAAACTTGTCCCACACTTGCCTTCTTAAATCTTTGTACAGGCAACATTATTGCTATTGCAGCCTCGTCAGCATTCACTCTCAAAAATCCTGTCTGTACGTGTGAGTACAAATACTTTTTAATTGTTGGTTTAACCAGTCTTATTCCCTTTACATCATCATAAGCAACTTCAAATCTTGTGTTCTTATTAAATCTTTTATCAGACGCTGTTGCTTGCATTTTCTCTAACAATTTAAATCTTAATAACGGTGGCAAATAGTGAAAGTTCATACCCATAAAACCACCTGATATAGGCTCTAATGGCAACACTAAAGGAAATATGTCATAGTAAGGTAAGATTTTTCTTAATTTAGGATTATACCCAAATAAGTTCAGTCTTCCCACACTAGGTCTTCCGTTAAGTTTGCCTGCTCTAAACAATTGTCTAGCAGTAGTACCACTTGCGATCTTGTTTACTTGTTGTCTATACCAAGTAGCAGACCTATCAGTATTCCCTGCATTTAGTTTAATTGTATCAAATACACTTGCCATAGTACTATTTATGTTGATAATAAATAGATTTATGAAGAAATTGAAGAATATAGATAAACGTCCCTATACAGGTATATACAAACCATTGAACATAAAGAAGTACAAAGGTAATGTTAACAACATTATTTATAGGTCTAGTTGGGAGAAACGTTTTATGATATATTGTGATAAAAACCCTAATGTAGTGGAATGGGGTAGTGAAGAAATCATTATATGGTATCGTTCAATTGACAATAGACCACATAGATATTATCCTGACTTCTATATGAAAGTTAGATTAGCAGACAAATCGCTTAAGAAGTTTGTTGTTGAAATCAAGCCTAAAAAACAGACACGCAAACCTAAAAAACCTCAACGTCAAAGTAGGGTTTATAAAAATGCTGTATTAACTTATGAGAGAAATATGAGGAAGTGGTCAACAGCCCACGCTTGGTGTGAAAAAAGAGATATGAATTTTATTATTCTAACCGAAGATCATCTTAAAACGTTTTAAAATCTTTTAATATTTGTAGTAAATCTATATCGGCCATTCGGTTGATGTATTCAAAGGCACTATCTTGTGTGTATGATTTACCACGTTTATTGTAATAGTCTATAATTTGTTTTTGAGCATTCAATGAGCGCTCTAGTTCGGGCATAAAAAATGTTAATCTGATAGGCGTGTATCCTCTTTCAATTAGCAAGTCTACCTTTCTATACTCCTTATTCTTATGGTCGCCATCTGTGCCTGCGTCCCGCCATTTGATTTCATATGCTAATTTCTTATCGTGGTTTATAACATCAATCTCAAATCTATTAGGGTGTTGACCAGGGTTGTCAATGTATTCGCTTTGACCACCTTCAACGTCTTGTATAATAAATTTAACTACTGTATCAAATATTCTTCCTGCGTTTGTGCTTAATATTCTTGCTCTATTGTGATATTTCTCCATTAGTTCTATCTCTTTTTTATCGTAAAAGAGTTCATAAACTAAATGGTGTTCGTTTGTAAAAGTATCCATTCTGTTTTGTGTATCGTCAATGTTAGTCATAATCTTATTATGATAATCATTAATGATTTTATGGATATTGCTTTTGAAATAGTCTTTGGGTTTATCTATTTTTATAGGTAACATATTAGAGAAGTATTATGGGTGGCCCGAAGGCCACCCAATTGAGAAAGTGAGAGAGATAGATTAGGAATCGTCCTCAGCTAGTTTACTAAAATACGACAGATCATCTCCATCGTTGGACGTTTCCACTTTCTCTACCGATCCGTTAGATGACTTTGGTATGTCATTACTGACAGGTGGGAGGTCAATGTCTTCCACAGACTCGGTACTTCTTTGTCCAGTAAGTGTCTTATTCAGTTTCTCTTTGAGTTCCTCATAAGATTTAAAATTACTAGGATCAACGAAGGGCTTTAGAGCGTGTTGAGATTTCCATACTTTATCAATCTCATCATCAGTAGGTTTTAATCTACTAACTGGCTCAAATTCGGATTTATCATAATTCCAATAGCCGTCAACTTTTCTGATTTTTAGTTTAAAGTTTGCACCTTCCCAAAAATCAAATGGGTTAACTGCTTTTTCATCTTCAAACGCTGGGTTCATTGCTTCAGTAATCTTATCAAAAATCTTTTTACCAAATTTGTATAAGAATATCTTACCATCATTTTCAGGATGTTTAGGATCACTCACTACAAAGATATTAGAATAGTATTGTAACTTTCTTTTTCTCTTTCTAGCAATTTCTTTATCGGCTTCTATGCCTGTATTCCACAACCTTGTGTTTTCTTCACTAACAGGATCCTTTTTGTTTAATGTTGTTAATGAGTTCTCAATGTACCATTGGCCACCTGGTCCTTGAAACGCATGGTGCCAGACTCTTTGCCATGGCATATCTTCACCTTCTATTGCAGGTAAAAATCTGATTACAGCGTAACCATTACCTGACTTATCTAGTTCAGGTTTCCATAACCTATCGTCTTGGTATTTGTTCTTCTTCTCTGGTTGGTCTATTGTTTTTTCTAACTGTTTTGTTAGAGAGTCAAAATTGGACTTTGACTTCTTTAGGGCTTCTAATGCACTTGACATTGTATTTTCTCCTTGTATATATTGTTGTACGTATTAATTGTATTAGTGTAAGTATAGTATTATTTATACTTCTTTTCATACTATTAAACCATTATTATTATAATATCACCATTTACTCATTTTGTCAAGCAGCTGTGCTTGTGTGATATACTCTAAATTCTCGTTGTCCCATATCTGTATTTTTTGATTAGTAGGCAAGTCATCTAATGCCTTATTTACCTTAATAAACTTGATTTTAGGGTTATTCTGCATAAGTTGTAACCACTCTCTTTCCCATATACCTGTAGGACTAGGCTCATAGTGTGCTGATGAGTAGTTTTTAGACCCTTTGTACATATTGTTGAATAGTTTTGTATCAGATATTAGGTCTTGCCCTATTAGGTATACTTCGTCAGGTTTCTCTACTTTACAAGCAATGTAACCACTAGTTGCACCTGCACAATAACCTGGGTCTTCAAATTCTTTCACTCTATCTGTTTCAGTTGTCCACGATACATATACGTGAGCGTTATCTACTTGCTTTTTGTATCGTTCATCATTCTCTTTTCTTATTGTGGCCTCGCCTTTGATTGTATGAGCATTCATAACAAAATAATTACCTGAAGCACCATTTGTAATTAAACTATCTGCCTTATCTTTGTCTTGTGTATGTAGCATACCTTGTAACATTGTATCGTACATAAAGTTAGGCACTTTAGTCCATTCTCTAAAATAGCAATCTGTAGTTTGAGCAACACCCTTGTGATATATTTCGTGTGTCATTGTAGCATCTACGGCTATCAATGCGTCAGCAACACCAGGGTTATCTCTATAGAAAGCATTACAAGCATATATCTTGCCATATGGTTTCAATGCTGTAAGGTCAAAATCTTTACGACTCTCTCCATTACCAATTAAAAATACTCTCTTTGTCATAACTATACCTGCTCTTGGCCATCTTTCTTCAGCAGTAGGAAATCTTTCCATTCTTTCTGCCTTTGCTCTTAAAGATTCTTTCATCCCAATATCAAGTATCTCTTGTTCCTTTTTTACTTCTTCTAAAAAATCTTTAGCCATAATAATAATTCATTAATCCTATACACAATAAGGTAACTAATATAGCATTCAAAAATAATAATGCTCTATCGTGCCATAAGTATCCTACCCAGGCCCAACCTGCTGTACCAAACAACCCTAACCACATATCATACTGTGGCATTGTGCCTACACTTCTGGCCACAGTTGCAAATAATATAAGAAAAACTGATATCCATTTTACATACCAAGATAGGTCACCTCTTGGTGTAATCTTTTTTACTACTCTACTGCTGTTTAGTTTAGCAATCTTCTCATCTAGTTTTTCTTCAATAGGTTTAATCGTCATCTCTTTTGTCTTTTATGTGTTTATAATCTAAATAACCTGAGCACCATTCATAGAAGGCACGATTTGTATCAGGCCAACATTCTGCAAAGGCTTTGTCTTTTCTGTGTTCTTTGTATTCTTTTCTAACTTCCTTTTCTGTTAATTTACTCATACAAATATCTCTTTCATAATAAATTTGCATTTTGTTAAATTGAAATTAACAAATGGTTTTAGTTTCTTAATTTTAAATGATTTTTCAGGCCAAATAACATTCTCATCTATATCTTTATCCCATTTCTTAATGAAAGATAAAACTTTGTCTAGTATGATTAACGTTTGGACTGATATTTTTTCTGATAGAAATAATCGTAGCAGTTTTGGATGCTGACCATTAACAACGTGAAACAAATCATCAAACCGAATCCCACCATCATTAATAGTATTGCTAAGAAGTACACAATCGCCTCTAAAATTGTATGTAAATGATTGATTATACTTCGTCCACTTATTGTAAATCGTTTCTCCATCTGCTCTAACTAGGTTCCCTATCCACGTTTTTGAATTGTGAAAGAAATTGCTAACAAAATAATCTAACATTTCTTCCTTATTGTATTTAGTCGTAAGTTTATGAAAGAAAAATCTATCATTTCTTTTAAGAAAGGTATTAAATGATGAATTGACTTTGGCATTGTGCTTGTAAAAATCGTAAGTATCAGATGTAAAATGTAATTTGATTGCCAAGTATAATGTGTATGATTCATAACTGTTCATATAGGTAAGATTGCTGTACTTGATTTCTCAACCAAGTTTAGTTTTTCTGCCTCTTCTTTTATCTTCTCTTTCAATGCTTTATTAATTAATGGACCAACAGACGCTGTATCAATATCGTTTTCTTTACAATATTCTAACACAGCATCCATATAGGACATTCTTTTGTCTTTTACAATACCTTCTATAATTAGAGCAAACTTCTTACTATTCATTAGCATTATAATTCTGTTCTAACAATGTGTTTTCTTAATGCTCGTACTAACTCCTCAATCTTATCTACAATAGATATTAGACTAGGGTCTGTAATAAACTTTTGATGTTCTTTTAACTTGTCGTATTCTTTGATTGATATTTGCACCATTGGTGAATAGTCTTTACTACCTTCACTCTCCATTGTGGCGTCTAGTGCTCTTTGTTTCTCTTCCGAGTCTGTCATAATATTTCCTCACTTTATATAATATAATTATATCATATTCGTAGTAAATGTCAAGCCTGTTTCTGTTGCAAGGTACAGGCAAACCCCGACTGCCTAAGCAGCCATACGATAATCTATGTGATTGTCGTTTATAAATTAACAGTACGGTGTTAGCGATTTAACTCCAGATAGGTTTAGTAGCAGTCGAATCTAACTCACCCCCTTAAAGCACACTATTATATGTGTTTTGAATTGGTGGAGGTGGTGGGAATCGCACCCACGTCCTCACTAGTTATTGACTATCCTTCAACGTCAAATTCTTATAAAGCTGTTCCCTTTGATCCTTTTTTAAACTGTACATCAAAACCTGAATACATTATGCAAGACTCACTCATATTCGGTGAGGTAACTACAGCAATTACTCTGCTCATATCTTCAGTTATGTACTCTTGGATCAAAAATGCAGGTTCGCCGTCTTCTTTACCACCTACTCTACCAACAGCTGCATAAACTAATATGAAATTCTTTGACTCTACATACTGGTTTACTTTAACATATGTACCACATATAACTGGCATTTGCATCCAATACAGTCCTTCAAACTGTGGTACTTCTGGTTGTTTAGGCGCCTCTTCAGCATTTGCAACGTTCATAACAATGAATATTAACATTGCTGACATAATAATAGAAGCTAATAATTTTCTCATCTATAAGTCCTTTTTGCTGATAAATTGATTTATCGTTTTGTTTAAAGTATTTATAATGGTGGGGCTAAAACTGGTTCTTTTCCATGAAATCTCTGGTATGCTTATAGAACAACTCTTGGTGTTCTTTAATCTTATCTACTCCATGTATCCATTCTTGGACAAATCCATCTTCACAAGCTGCTAAAATTACAGTTTGTTCTATCTTCTTATCAGGAAATAGTTCTTCAAACATTTTAGCGTATGCTGATGTCTGTAAAAAGTTACCATAATTATAATCTGCGTCCCTTCTCTTTGTAGAGGTCTTAAAATCAACAATAGATAACTTGCCTTTGTATTCAGCAACACAATCTACTTGACCTGCTACACCTATCTCTTTTGAATATAGATATTCTTCTAAACAATGGATGTTATCCAGTCTAGCAAGATAAGGTTTCATAATTCTAAAAAGACCTAAAGGCGTAACAGCTGTTATGCCAATAGACTTTTGGTCTTCGTTCTTTAAGTGATTTTCAATTAGAGTATGAGTTGACTTACCTCTAGTTGTAGCCGACACAGAAATATACTTGGCCATCTTCTCACCAACAGCAGTTCTCCATGCGTCTAATATTTTTTTCTTTTCGGGTATTTGTCCTAATATTGAGGTAACGGAAGGCATATTAACACCATCAATAGTATAATATCTTACACCATTATGATTCTTGCCTTTCACACCTAAAGATTTAGGCAATACTTCTTCATTCAGTTTTATATGATTAAATGCCATAATATACCTTCCTTAATTTTATATAACAATTATATCACACTATTTCAAGCGTGTCAAGCTGTCATTATACACCTTTCTCGGTGTATAGATTATTAATCTCGTCTGCGGTTCACTCACTCGCTGGTTTAGGTTTTGCGTGTACTCTATATGAGTATTCCTCATAACAAGTCTTACCACTTTCATTTCTATATGCTCTTAAAAACTGTTTTCTATTATCATCTTTGTTTTTATAAGAACAATGAATCCAACCACTATTAGGTTCTTCTGGTTTCCAGTACTCTAAAATAAGTTGGTCATAATCTAAATTTTTATCAATGTAGTGTGCTAATTCCTGATTAGACACTCCAAAGATTTCAAAGTCAGCGGCTTGCCCTTTGGCGTGCTGTGAGTTTGTTGATGATCCTATTGCCACACATAATTCTGGACTTCTAAATCCACTTGATACCGTAACTGGTGTAGCATATTCATCACGGACTGGTTGTAGTATATTTTCACACAGCCTTTGTAGACCATTAATCTGGTCTTCGTTAGGATTATTATTAATACCCTTACGTTCAGCTGTTTGACTAGTAGTTAACTCTTTAAGGCTGAAGTTTTTGCTTAATTTCATTTAATTTATCCTTTGCTTGTAGTTTAATCTTTTTTAGGGTTCTCAAATCAAACCACGACTTGAAAGTTCTGTCGTTTCGTCTTTTATCTTCCACTTCATTAACAGCCCTTTTTAATTCCTTATGGTGAGCCTTCTGCTCTAACATATTACCCCCTGGTTAGTTTTAGTATTTTATCCATCTGTGCCTTAATAATTGGACCTCTATTTGGCCAATGTATATAAGGTTCACTGGATTTTGAAAGATTATATAAAAATGGTAATACAATCTTTTCAATCTCTTTAAATCTCGCCTGTATATCAGCGTCCTGTATATCTTTATTAACAGAGTCTTTCTCTGCTACTATCTGCATTATCTCATTCATCATTGATTTAATATCAGATACATCGCCTTTAACTTTAGCGATTTCTATATTTGAGTTCTCTATAACACTTGGATCAATAGATGGTTGAGTTGTTTCCTCAGCTGGTTTCTGTGATACAGGAGTGAAACCAAAGTCAACATCTGTATCAAACTCCCTCATAAAATCTGGGATATCTTTTGCCATTATTTCTTCTCCTTGTTTTTATTAATAGTGCCGTCTGGTGCGTGTATTTCTATGCTTTGACAAACTGCTTCTAAGCCTTCTTCTAATACTCTACTCACCTTACAATCATATCCAGTTATCTTGGATAAAGCATAATCGTTGGTCGTAGGCATATCATTTGCGGCTAAAGCAACATCGGCTCCTGTTTTAGTAAATGTTATCGTTTTATATGTTTCATATGTACTGGCACTTGTACCAACAAATGCTGGTAAACTACCGCAACCTGACAATAATAGACCTGTTGTAGCTATGGGCAGGACTTTCTTGTGTTTTAAGCAGGAAAATACCTGCCCTATGAGATTATACAATAAGCGGATTGACTTATTTGACTCGGGTATACGACCGTTGTGTTTCAGTTGCTCGCTTTGTATTATATCTCTATTATTTAGTTTTTGCATTTTGCCTAGCCTTGTGCTTTTTCATCACTTGCTCTGTTTTGATTTGTTTTGTTGACCTAGTACCCATTTCTTTCGCTAAAGCACTCATTGGGTGTGCTTCTGCTACTTTTGATAATGTTTCTTTCCAACCACTATCACTTCTATAACTTTGTCCACTTACTCCTGCAACAATATTAATGCTTGATACTTGTTGTTGAATATGTTTATTTTTAGACAAGTATTCTTCCATTTCAGCGATACTCATCATATCGGTAAATACTTTACCTGTCTTCTTATTTTTAAATGTGTATGTTGGCATTATTTTAAGGTTAAATGAAACAGTAATTGATTAGTTGCTAAAAGCATATCTTCTAGCACACTCTCTAAATCCATATGGCCTTGCACCTCTGGAATTTTAGAAAATTCTATTATGTATTGGGCGTGTTTTTGTACATCACCTGCAACTTGTGGGTTATCAGCATAGTTCATTATGCCTGGTCTTAATTCGGCACTAAATTTA